ACAGGAGGTTTTCAAATGATGAAATGCAGATACAAAAAAGATTTTAGTGGACTGATTGGGGGATTTGGTGCGAAGGCCGGACTCAAATCATGTCGTAACTTAATGAAATTAAACAGATAATATATAAATCATAAATTATATGCCCCCTTTTGTGCCCCCAACCATTTTTGCGACCATATCAAACTTAGCTGTTTGATATTACTATCTAATTAAAGACTAATGCCCCATTCGGTTAGGATCCGAAACCCGGATCCTAACCGGAACTCAAATACCATAAAAAAGTTTTTTTGCATTTAACTGTTCACACTGTTCACCTCCTTATTTTTCTTTTTAATATCATAATGATAGATGGTGATCAGTTGGTGAAGAGTGAACAGTCAACTCTTCACCTCAGCGCATCTCTGGCCTGTTTCCGGCGAACATCACCGCAATACGATGGTGATGAGGGGGGGGTAAAAAGTTTTTTTGGGTTTAACTGTTCACACTGTTCACCTTTGGTTTTTTATTAATACTTTCATAGTGATACAGGGTGAACATACGGTGAAGGGTGAACAGTGGATTGTTCACCCTTGAGGGAGGGGCAGATACAAAAAGACCGGCTGTTGCCGGTCTGAGACAGGTTAAGTCGCGGTGGGTTCGTCGCACTTCGGCAGCCAGTCGCCGTAGCTTTCTTCTTTCAGCGACAGGTTGGTTTGTATCCCCTGCTTTGTGTGCCGCTTCTCATAATTCATCCCGTACTCTTTCAGCATCATGGGCAGTCCCAGCCCGAACATTTTCAGGCTGAGCACGTTCCTGTAGCCGTTGGCCTCCATATAGGCCAGATAAGCATGATAGAGATATTTACGGTAATTACGCGGGATGATACTGGCATTCCCCATAAACATCCCGTTGGTCTGCGGTAACATTTCCAGATAGCCGCAAAAATCAAAGGTCGGGTCAGCGTCGCGTTTAATACTGAGCGCCTCATCGGAGTTCTGCTGCGACTGGAGCAGCGAACGGGCACTCATCGGGTCACTGAACTGCTGCATTAACTGGCGCACGATGACGGCCAGCTCGCGGGCGATTTTATCCCTGAGCTGCGGGTCGCGCTCCTCCGGGGCTATCTGCTCCGGGAAGTGGATAATCACCCGGCGACGTGACACGCCGCCGCTGCGGTCGGTGAAGCGCATCGGGTTATTGTTCACGGCCAGAATCACCGCCGGGATATGCGTTGAGTACGGGTTCTGGTATTTCGGGTCGACCGACACCGCATCGCCGCCGGTGATGGCCTTGAGCCCCGCACCGTCACCACTCCATTTCTCCTGGTCAGGCAGACGTATCAGCGAGAAGCCAATCAGGGAGGCACGCTTACGCGGGTCTTCCAGCGTGTCGATATTCGCCGATGTGGCGTTATCCTCTCCGGCCAGCATCGTGGCGATTTCGGCCAGAATACTTTTCCCGCTGCCACCGGGGCCGGTCACTTCGAGAAAGAGCTGCCAGTCGTAGCGGTTCGCCAGCACCATAAACAGCGCGGCCAGAATCACGTCGCGTTTTGTCGGGTTGCCACTGGCCGCCCGATCGAGCCAGCGCCAGAAGTTAGGCGCATGGGTTTCCAGCGTTTCCCCTTCTACCGGCGGAGTAAAATCCACGTCGCACAGCGTGCGAAGCCAGTGCGATTTGCTGTGCGGGCTGAACAGGCCGCTCTGGGTATCGAGTACCCCGTTGCGAAAACCAATCAGACGGCGTGCCGGTGCGGCCTGCTGAGGAATAATCAGCTTCAGCGTCTCCACCACTGAGGTGATTCTCCCCGACGAGAACGGGGCGCGCAGGCGCTGGAAAAGCCCGGCCACGTCGCGTTCGAAATTGGACGGCTGAATGACTTTCCATATCCCTGCTTCATAACGGGACAGGAGCTGGCCGTTCGCATCCACCGCCAGCGCTTCGCCGTAATGCTCATGTACCCGCCAGGCCTTGTCGCTGGCGCTCATGGCGGTAAATTCCGCCTCGCTCATGGTATCAAACGGACTTTGCGCCGGTGGCCGGATGGCGTCATAAATCGCTTTCCGCGTGACCTCCTCGCCGTGCTGCATAAACGCATCATTCCAGTCGCCGAACACCGGCGGCAGGGCAACAACGCCCTCACAGGCGTCTGCGGCCACAGCGGCTTTACTCTGGCCGTCGCCGTTAAGGTCACGGTCGGCGGCGAGGACAATCTGACAGGCCGGGTGTTTCTGACGGGCCAGGCTCGCCAGAGAAAGGAGGTTCACGGACGACAGCGCCACCATGACGGTTTCTCCGGTCAGGTGATGCACAGTTAGGGCCGTTGCATAACCCTCCGCTATCCACAGGCGTTTCCCGGCCTGTTTCTGCCCGTCGATGAGATGACATGCTCCTTTAACCTGCCCGCCTTTCAGGGTGCGCTTGAGCCCCTCAGCATTAATAAACTGGAGGTTAACCAGCGCGCCGGACTCGTCATACAGCGGCACCACCACATCACCGGCGCGGTAAGCCACGCCGCCGGTTTTGTGCGACGTGGTCAGCGTCAGACATTCCAGAGCGGGAAAGCCCTTGCGGGTCAGGTAGGCGTTGCCGGTGGCCGGGCGGGTTTTCTCCAGCAGTCTGACGGCCAGCGCGGCCGCTGCTTTGCGGTCGGCTTCAGTCTCAGCCTCTGCGGCTGCCATCACCTCCGGGGCCACCGGCGGCATATTGCCGGTGACGGCGTTCACCTTCCCGGCGGCCTCGGATGCCGATATGCCGAACACCTTCTCAACCAGTTTCAGGCCGTCACCGGCGCCGCACTGGTTACAGAACCATGTGCCACGCCCTTCTTTATCGTCAAAGCGGAACCGGTCCGCGCCGCCACACACCGGGCAGGCCTGATGGCGGTTTTTTATCACTTTCATTCCCAGCGCCGGGAGAATGCGCGGCCAGTGGCCGCACGCCTGTTTTACGGTGTCCGTTACGTTCATTTTCATGGTGATTGTCTCCCTCAGTGCAGTACAGGCGATGTGATATGGCGGGCGCAGAGCTCATCCATCACGGCGAGCCCGAGGAAGGACAGCGACGGGGCGGCTTTCAGCGGCCCGGCCTCCATCAAATCTTCCAGTAATGCACAGGCAATCAGACGGCCTTTTTCCTCGCCGTGCTGACGCAGATAGAAGCCCTCCAGCTCGGCGGCGATGGCACTTTCCAGCGCGTCGAGGGTGAGGTGGGGATAGCGGTGCTGACGTTCGCACAGGGTCAGCCAGGCACAGGCGACAGCGCGGCGATACAGGGCAGCGCGCAATACGGGCGGTAATGGCGTTTTCATACGTTGCCCTCCCCGGTGAACCAGCGGTGATTACAGCGTTCGACCACGCCGTCGAGCTGGGCGGTCATGAGGTAAATCACGGAGGTGAGCTGTAACTGCTGGGTCGGGTCACGACGCAGGGAAGTACAGTCCTGCACCTGCATCAGCTCGCCGACGAACTGGCCGACGTTACGCAGGTGCTCCAGGCATTCGAGGTCTTTGACGGTGATGGCGGGCTGTTTCATGCGCGCACCTCCGCCACCGGCAGACGACCGGCAAACGAGAGGACGTAATCGCGAACGAGGGAAAGGCGTGCGGCGTGCTCATCCCCGGCGACAGCGCGGAGCATACAGATACAGGGTTTACGGTCTGCGCGACGAACGGCGGCAAACACAAAGACAAACTGCGGGTGTGACGGGGTGAGGATCGTAGCCATAAGGCAACCTCCGATGGATAGCTGATTATTGCTATCGCCGGAGTTCTCACGCTCGATGGCGATAGCCCAGACGGGGGTGAGAATACCGGCTCCATCGAGTACCGGCCAGCCCGAGGGCTGCCCCGCCTGAGCTACCATTGACATGACGGCATAATGTACGAATACGGGCAGGAGACAGAGAGTCACACCTGCACGAATGTTCGCACACCACACCATTATCTGGTGCTCTGTGGCGTTGATTGCGACACAAAAAAAGACGCGTGGCGCGTCTGGTATCGCCGATGGATTGCTCGGGTTCTCACGCCCGGCTGCCGATTTTGCGACAGCGATAAAACTATACCTGGAAACGGCGAAGGGAAGCAAGCCAGAAAAAGGGGCTTTTTGCGGAACGGGCATCATCATGCGTCATAGCCCCGGTTGCGTTCAGCGATACGGTCGGCCATCCACCCGGTGATTTCCGACTGCGCCCACGCCACGTTTTTCCCGCCGAGGGAGATTTGTTTCGGGAAAGCCTCCCGACTGATGAGGTCGTAAATCGTGGAGCGGGACAGCCCGCACAAATGCATCACTTCGGGCAGACGAATAAAGCGCTCGTGAACGGTGTCAGAAACCGGCATCAGCGGCGCGGCAGGGGCAGAAGACGGGGATGAAAAAGCGGTGTGCATCGGGCTACCTCATAAAGTCCATACAGTGCCGGTCGTGTCCGTCCGGCTTCGGGTAGCTCTCTATTTTGTGAATATTTTCTCTGAGGGCAACAAGTCATTTTGTGGTGTCTCACCACACAACAGGCTAATTTTTAATCAAAAAAAGGTGCTGGCCTATATTGGCCATTATTGACCGTTATTGGCCATTGTTGGCAAAGCGATTAATTACTAAATGGAATTTTAAATTAATTATTTATCCCAAATAATTCTAAGTATCTCAAAAACGGTCAGCGGTTAATAAATAGCCAGGGTGAACAGTGGTGAACAGACGGTGAACAGTCAACCCCTCAACTGTTCACCCTTTATATTACTGTATTACTTATATTTTTTCTTATGGTGAACAGTGGTGAATAGTTAATAGTAAAAAAACAAACGGTGAGTACGTTTTTCCTGAGACCTTTCTCTGGCAAGCCGTGTTTTGACGTCCTGTTTGTGCCAGCACTGCCACAACCGCAACAGGTCGTGTTGTTGTGTGTGCCCCGGCAGAATCACCTCATGTTGAAACCACGAGGAAACCTGCCATGACCGACACCCCCTTTATCCCTGATTACCTGCAACCGGCGCTGGAGCGACTGGCCGCAGCCAGAGCGGCCCATCTTGAACAGGCCCGCCTGATGGAGGACACCCTGACGGCCATCACCCGCGCGGAGGAGCAGAAAGCAGAGCTGAAGCAGGACAACGGCAGCGATACTCGCACCTGGCGCGCCGCTTTCCGTGCCGGGGGCGCCATGCTGACCGATGAGCTGAAAAGCGGCCATATCGAGCGCGTGGCCCGTCGTGAGCTGGCTCAGGAATGTGACAACCTGACCGAAGTGCTGGCCTTTGAACGTGACCTGCTGAAAGTCGCCTGCAACAGCACCGCAAAGACATTCCGGCAGGCGCATCATGCTGTGCTGAGTAAATACGCTGAGGAAGAGCTTAACCGCGCGCTGAATGACACTCTCGGGCCACTGGTCCGGGCGATGGTGCTGAAAGCAGAGGTGATGGAAAATCCGCTCGCCAACACCACCGGCCATCAGGGCTACATCGAACCGGAGAAGGAGGTCATGCAGCAGGTGGTCACCTTCCTTACCGGGAAAGTGAGCGCCTTCTCCGTCACGCCAGCCGATGAGCCGGTGCTCTCCCTGACCGGCTTCCCGGCCGTCGCGCTTCCGCATATGGACCACGACGCCGCCAGCACTCCCGGCGAGCGTAAGGTCTGGCAGGAGAAAATGCGCCAGAGAGAGGCTGACCTGAAAGCACGGGGGCTGCTGCCATGATGCACTGTCCGTTCTGCAAAAAGTCAGCGCATACCCGTACCTCCCGCTATCTGTCAGAGAACGTCAAACAGCGCTACCACCAGTGCACCAATATTGAGTGCTCGGCGACGTTCCGCACCACTGAAGCCATCGACGAGGTTATACGTCCTCCGGCGGAGAAAGCGCCGCCTGTCGCGGAGCCGGTCACACCCCCGGCACCCCGCAAGGTGCAGGGCTGCTACAGCTCGCCATACCGTCATTAATCAGGGGAGAACTGACCATGACCACTATTACGCTACAGCAGGCCTTTGAGGCCTGTCAGAATAACAAAACCGCCTGGCTGAACTGTAAAGCCGAACTGGCGGCCGCAGAGCAGGAATACCGCGAGCAGGTGCTGGCCGGGGATGACCGTATCCCGTCAATCATGCAGGAACTGCGCGACATTATGGACGTCAAAAAATGGGAGATAAATCAGGCCGCCGGGCGCTATATCAGCTCCCATGAAGCGGTGCAACGCATCAGTATCCGCAACCGGCTGAATGACTTTATGCAGGCGCACGGTGCTGAACTGGCGGCCACGCTTGCCCCGGAGCTGATGGGACTCAGCCAGCAGCCCGCACTCCTGACCGGCCATGCGCTCGACCGTTCGGCGCATTACCTGCGCGAAGCGCTGTCCGTGTGGCTGAGTACCGGTGAAGAAATTAATTATGCCGCAGAGGACAGCGATATTTTAACGGCCATCGGATTCAGGCCTGACGCGGCTTCGCGGGTGGATAATCAGGAAAAATACACCCCCGCACAGAGCCTGATTTATGCCCGCCGGCGCACGGAACTGGCCAGTAAGTAGCTCCGCAAAAAATCCCCGAAAATACCGCTATTTTTCCCGAATTAAGCCATGCATCCACAGGGTGCATGGTTTTGCATGCGCTTTCCCGTCCCGTCACTCCCTTCGCAGCCCTGTCCCGGCGCGGCCTGAGCCTGTCGATGCACCTGCATGAAAACCGCCCCACGAAGCGGGCAGGCGAGGCGGGGAAAGCACTGCGCGCCAGCGGTAAAGTATTTATTTAATGATATTTAATTTCGCGGCCTGAGCGCGTCGCTGCGCTGCGCGGGTTCGCGGGAGTGTCGGTGGATGGTGCGGTGCTATTCAAGAGCGTGACAGGCTTCTGAGACGGCCAGTCGAGGGGTAAGAAAAAGCCCCCGGCGGTGGAGGAAACTAGTCATTTTCGGTGCCGAGAGTGGAGATTGTGAAGTCGATTATCTTATGCTCCGCCCCTTACACACATACAGCATCAATACTTACTCGACCTGCGCACTCCCACGTATTGGTATGAAGCGTTAGTAAAGGTAGGAAAGTATTACGGGCACAAGTGAGATACCTCTTTATTTAGTTCGACAGACAAAATCTATGACATAACATATTTACGGCCTAACTCTTTTATATAACGAACAAATAAACCCTTATTAATTCCATTTTTAAATTACAAAAATAGAAACAATACAATATGGTAATTAAAATAATAAAGGGGTGCAAAAGGCACCCCTAGTTATCTATATAATATGATGCATTAGTTCAAAATGATGTTTGATAGATAATTTTTTAATATAAGCCAAGTTAGTGTTTTGTCCAGGTGTATTATAAATGGAAATTAGTTCCCCGCACGAACTGGACCACGCAAGGATATCAGGCCTTACATTATTAATAAAATCTTCTAATTTTTCCAAAGCCTCATCAATCAAAATTGCAACATCTTCATATAGATTCCGCGGATCAGACAGGAAGTGATGGATTAAAATATCTGGAGTGTCAAGATCTTTATAAGTGATGTGTATTGCGGCTGTCATAGCCTGACCACCACCTTCGCTGAAATGATCACCCACAATAGAAAAATCACCAAAGCCTTGATATCCCAAGCGAATATAGTTCACATATAAATCAGAAAAAAACTCGATTGTATTATTTGAGTAACCAGCATTTGTAGATGTTCTATTTAAACCGTCATGAATTAATACCTTGAAGGTTTGATTAAAATTTGAAATATAATGTTGACTACATTTCCCATCTATAAATATGTTCGTTCTGAAGAGGGGGTCAGACATCTCGAACTGTAACAACTGATTGCTATTGGAATAAATGCCATAGTGAATTATAGACTTTGAATGCTGTGCATAAGAATTGAAGAAAGAATTTAGCTGCGAAAAACTCGTGGTATCATCCACAATATAACCGAGCTCAATAGAGGGGTAAATCTCAATAGCACCATTAATTAGCGAATCTAACATCCTTTGATTCTGTTCCAACTCTCCGCATTTAGGGTTTACAATTAATATAACCCTTGCATTGAATTGACTTACTTCTCTTAAGCAACTGTATAGATCACGATTACTTTCTCTCACAGGCTCAATAATTACCGTCATGTTTTTCTGAACAATTTTTGAAATACATGCTCTAACCGCTAACAACTCATACTGTTTGCCTCTTAAATAACAATGATACATGCTGCGCCCCCTTGAGGATTAACATATTGTTTCTCTTATGTTTTCTTTGAGGTTACTCAAAGACTTTCTATTCAATCTCAAATTTAGAAGAGTGGCTAATAATGATTGTGGCAATGCGCCAAAACTCTCCTTTTCAAATGTATCCAATGATCTTTTTTTGAAAATATTGAGCATTTCCTCATAGGCTTGCTCAATAGATAATTCAATAAAGGTATTCTTACACATATTTTTTACTTGTGCTGCTTTACCGGCAGGTAAGGAACCTGTAATTTCCTCATGAAGATAAATATATTCAGACGGTCTAAAACAGTTAAACATTTTATCTTTTGACATTATCATAAGATTAGATTTTGCAATACGTTCATAGCTCAATACATTATAACTATTCAATGTAATTATCCCAGTACAATCATCAAGCAAGTCTAATGCTTGTTTCAATTTCTGCAATGGAATAACCAAATATACAAACTCAAAAACATTTTTATAAACAGATAACTGATCCTGTAACCTTTCGAAAGAATCAAGTTCAGTTTTGATCTCATATGCAGTAGAGCAATTGTTAAATATTACAACATCTGCGATGCATGAATTTACCTTGAATTCATTGACATAACTAACATTATTAAACCTATGATTACGCTTTATTATTTTTTTTGCTATTTCATTTTTATAAACATATTCGTTTCTGTATTTTTTTAAAAGTGTTTTATAGACTTCGTCATAAATTGAAAATATTGACTTATCCTCCACTTTATTCACAGGATAAGTTTCATAAATAATCTCTTTGAAAAGGCTCGTTCTGTTTTTTTGAGCTATTTCCAAAACTACAGGCCTGCTAAATATTTTGCTAACCGTTTGATAATCCATCTAAATAAACCACCTAAAACACTAGCGTTATCCATAAATATATAACGCTAAGTCCAATATACATTTAACAGATATAGCATTAATTGATAAAAATCAAGCTAAAATCACTATTCTTACGTATTTTTTCTTATCGTGGTACTTTCATCACACACAATAAAACCTAACCTCATGATTTAATACGTAAACTACTGCTTTTTACTTCAAAACTTTTGCATAATCATAAGCTGGTATGTAACCATTACGATTAACATCAAGATAATCAGCCCACCACTGTATCATTAATCTACGTTCATCCAAATGCTCTGATGTATGAATATAAGCTGCACGTACATTATTACGCTCTGAATGACTCAACTGGCGCTCAATCGCGTCATCGCTCCATAACCCTGACTCACCCAACGCACCACGCGCCATCGTCCTAAAACCATGTCCGCAAACTTCGGTTTTCGTATCATAGCCCATGGCACGCAACGCACTATTTACCGTGTTTTCACTCATGACCTTAGTTGCATCGTGATCACCGGGAAAAAGCAGCTCTTTATCACCACTAATTTGCTTTAACTGGTTTAGCAAAATCATCGCCTGCCGACTAAGCGGAACAATATGCTCCTCTTTCATCTTCATGCCACGGTACGAGTAACGCACGCCTTTAATTTCTTCTCGTTTTGCAGGTACTCGCCAGAGAGATTTATCGAAGTCGAACTCATCCCAACGCGCGAAACGTAACTCACTGGAACGCACGAAAGTTAGTAAGGAAAGCTCGACCGCGATCCGTGTCATTATGCGGCCACGATATGCTGTAAGACGTGCAAGAAACTCAGGGAAACGGCTTGATGGTAGAGCGGGATAGTGTCGCGCTTTGGTTGTTGATAAAGCACCGGCCATATCACTAGCGGGGTTAGAGTCGATGTAATCGTTCTGGACGGCATAACGCATAATGGCCGTGACACGCTGCTGAAGACGCTGCGCGACGTCATGCTTGCCACTGGCATCAACCTTTTTAATCGGGGCTAACAGGTGGCTGGTTTTGAGCTGGCGAATGTCGGACAAACCGATATGAGGGAAGATATAAAGCTCAAGATAGCGAAGAACGCGCGATCGATGGTCTTCACTCCATCGCTTGTTACTGGCGTGCCATTCGCGAGCAATGGTTTCGAAAGTATATGCCCCCGAATTCTCGGCCTGAGCTTCTTTCTGTTCGGCTTTTGGGTCAATGCCCTGTACTAACAGCTTTTTAGCTTCGTCGCGCCTTGCTCTTGCCTGAGCAAGCGTCACCGTAGGCCAAACCCCAAAAGCGAGGCGATCCTCTTTTTTGTCAGAGGGGCGTCGGTATTTCATGCGCCAGTATTTAGATCCCTTAGCCGAAACTTCGAGATACAAACCGCCGCCATCGGCCATTTTGTAGGTTTTGTCTTTGGGCTTTGCAGTCTCTACCTGCCTGGCGTTGAGCTTCATTTTGGGGGCACATTTCTAATCGAAGTTAAGATGCCCCCAATTATGCCCCCAATGACATCCGGATTTCAACGGACAATCTCGGACAACCTAGGACGTAAAAATCTCTGCAAGCATTGATTTTTAAGGGATAATTGGACTTTCTCGGATGGTCTTGGAAGTACTAATGGTGCCGAAGGCCGGACTCGAACCGGCACGTATTTCTACGGTTGATTTTGAATCAACTGCGTCTACCGATTTCGCCACTCCGGCACGGAAAGGA